AGGTAATGACTACAGCATTTCGGCTGCAAGCCTTCTGCAGTGCTTCCCCTCCCGCTCCCCGAAGCAGTCCCGGTATTGCCATGGCACTTGTAAGATCAAATCTCAAGGATCCTTCAGCAGCGGCTCCACTTCTCCACTCGTCAAGCTCATTTTCTGAAAAAATTATCAGGCAGCTGTCACCTGCTTTGACCGGAAATGCAAGACCCGTCTTTGAGGCATTGCAATATGGCATTACTACCGGCACATCTGATATGACCGGATATGCGATAGAGGCTCCATTTGACAGTCTATACTGTCCGGAAGGCTTCACCGATGCCATACCAGAACCCGGAGAAAACGCTACAATAACGCCCGGTATCGCTGTGTGCATTTCTCCCATAACATCTCTGGCTGTTTTCTCCACTTCCGCAACAAATTCCTGCAGCATACTGGCATTCCTCCTTACTTTGTACTGTCCGCTTTGATTTCAAGCAGTTGCGCTGTGCAGGTCCAATCACTTTCCTGATTGTCGCCCTCAAAGGTGATCTTACACACCCTGAAGTATCCGCTCACCTTCTTACTTTCAAGGTACACGATATCGTTGATCCCTATATTCCCATTCAGGAAATACTTCACTTCCCATCCAGTATGAGATTCATCTGTGCTGTTGCTGGCACCGATCGTCACACGCTTTGGGACATCTATCAATCCGGTATCGCTGTTCAGAAGATATCCCATCGCAGAAATTGGCCGTCCTGGCCACGTGATCTGGATCACCTGATTCTGGATGGTCCATGCATGACCACAGCAGTTTGCCAGTTTCTGTAATGCGCTCTTTCCAGTCCCAGCAAAGCTGAAGCCATTCGGCAACATCTTATAGGTCAGATCCGGCGCATATATGATCGGCAGACCCATCTGCTGTGATATATGGTCATAAACCTGTTGACAGTTCACAATCCCATTAAATGAACAACTGATCGTTGTATCCCTGAGCTCAACCCGTCCATCGACAACCTCCAACTCGGTCATCCGGTCTGCATTGTCTGCTGACGTATCAACTGAGGTAATGTTACCAACAAGTATCAATGCAAGGTTGTCATAATAGCCCGCCCTCAGCTCAACAATACAATCCTGTGTGTCCAGCACTCTTAAATTTTCATCCGACAGATTCCAGATCTGCACTTTCGCCGTGTTGGATGTTTCAGAATCAGATTTCTCAATATTGAAAGAAACATGCAGTGCCGTTTCCTTTGCGCTGTCGATGTTCCCTATCTCAAATCCGTTCTGTTCCATAACACCGCATCTGAGAATATATCTTCTCAGCCAGTTTTTATCCGACATCTATTCCGTCTCCTTATTTGGTATATAGACAAATTCTGCCGTTTTATCCCTGAATGCATATCTCCCTACTTTCTCGCTGTCAGATATGCAGCCAAAAATGCCGTCCGGCAGTCCGACCATATGATAAAAATGAAATATCGGAAAGTTCGGTACAATCCTCGTCATGGCAATCAGCGGAGTTCTTTTATTGTCATACAGTCCGAAGCTCCAGTAATCGTACCGTTCATTGTAGGTAAACCGCAGTAAATACACCTTATCATCTATGGATAACGTAGAATAGCTGTCGTTCATATCCGGTACTTTGATATACAGCATACC